GTAGATCGCGGCGAGCAGATAATCGCGAATCACCATCGCGGGGTTATCACCACCCGCCACCCACGTATCGGTCCGACTGTCATAAATTCGGTTGCCGCGGATGATCGCCATGACGGTGGGTGGACCGTGAAACAGCGGCCCGACATCCCCAGCCGCTCCGGTCACGGAAACGTTCACGAACACGAACCCGATGCAGCAGATGCCCTTTCCCGTATCGGTGGTCAGACTCCAGCCGCTATTGGTCACGGCGCCCGGGGCTTGGAGTCCTGCTCCGGTGCCGCCTGTGAAGAATGCGTTACCTCCAACGTTCTGTGTCGTGCTGCCATCGAACACGCGATACGAGGCCGTGGCCGCGCTGTACGGGGTGTAGTGGGTATTCGCGGAGACGTTGATCGCCTTGACTTGATCGAGCCAAACCTCATCGACGCCCGCCACGCCTAACCCGTCCCGGCTCCCGTGACAGAACGCGCAGATCATGTAGAGTTCTTTTTTATTGTTGCTCGGCTGGAGGAACCAATCGGCGACGATAGCTCCGAGCTTCGCCCGGCCGTACACCACGGGGAGCGGAGTCCCGGGAGCGAGGGACATATGGAGCATCTGCTGCTGACGATCTTGCAGGAGCGTGGGGCGGTCGATCATCGCCCCGAGATATCCGAGCACAACACCACCGACCCGCAGGATCGTCGCGACGGTGCTGGCGACGGAGAGCCCGAACGGACCAGTGGCTACAAAGAACAACCCAATGGCGATGATCTTGAGCAGGTTCCCGAAGAATGACATCTAGCGTCCGTGCCAGGGATTGGGCGGGAAGCCGCGGTAGGTCGTCGTCCCGATTCCCCAGCCAAAGTCTCCTTCGGGCTTATCCACGATGTGCGAGAAGAAGGTATCGGTCGAGTACCAGCGTTGATGCGAGGTCTTGTCCGCTGTGATCCCACGGATTTGGTTGAACACGGCAAGCGGGGAGACGATTTCCGTTTCGACTTTCGCCCAGCGGTTATCCCAATCCTCGGTCACCACCCACGGAGCATTGAGATAGCCTTGAAACAGGATGATCGGGTCGCTGATGATCTGTCCGCCGGAGTTGATCCATCCGCGTCTGAGCGTCGCGAGGCGCCCGATGTAGTCTTGTGCCAAGAGTGCCGCGATAGCGCCGAGACTCACGCCGTCAAGAATGATGCGGAGCCGTTGGCCCGAGGGGTCCGGGGTTTCGTTGATGGCCTCGAACGACATCGCAGAGCCGGCCGCGCTGTAGGTGTTCCCATTCCAACCGACGTTATGCGGTCCTGACGTGAACCGAATCGTCCCACCAGAGAAACCCATCGAGAGTAGATGGATGATTTCCCCGCGCTGGGCTTGCAGTGCGACCAAGCTCGCGGCGGTGACGGTGCGAGCCACTACAAGCTCTCGGAGAACTTGACGGTGAGTTCTCCATAATCTGCGCTGCTGCCGCTCGTCGTCGGGTACGTCGGTGGCTCCACAATGACGGCTTGGAGCGTGACGCCCGTGATAGTGACGGCAGCGTTATCGGCGAGCCCTGAGCCAGGATAAAATGGCGGGTTCACGGGGATGACCGCGTAGCCCCCAGCTTGAGACGAAACGTTCGCAGTGGCTTCGCGCACGGCGGTCACGCCTGCAATGGAAAGCAAATCCCCAGCACGCAGCCAGTTCGATACCGATGCGGTCGCGCCATCTACGTAGAGACGATCCCCGGTGGCGGTGGGGTGGCTGGGTCCGACATAGCCTGCTGGAACACTGGCATTCCAAGCATTCACGCCGAAGGCATAGCAGGCCGAACCTGCCCCCGAGCTGTCGGGGTAAATATAAATGCGATTGGTATGAGCTGCGACTACGCTGTTGGCGCTGAACGAGATGCGGTACCAACGGTCAGGCCACGCTTCGGGGGTAAAAATCGTCCCGCTGCCGTTGGCGGTGACGACGGTATTGAGTTCTAGACTGCCGAGCCACGAGACGGTGACACGATGGTAGAACGATGCCGCAGTATCATCCCATAGCGCGACCTGGATTGGCGAGCCAGAGAAGGTCCGTAGATAGATGGCAATAGCCTTCGTCCCGTCTCCAGTGAACGTTTCAAGTTCGAAGATGGCATCTGATGCGCTGGGCGTATTGGAATCCAGCAGGTAGGCGGCTGTTCCGCCGAACGGGTCGGACTGTCCGCTTGTCCGATTAATCGCCCCCGTGATCGTCCATGCCCCAAGATTCTCTGGATTGGTGACGAGTGAAGCGGATGCATTGAGAAGGGGTGATCCACCACCTGCACCCAATGGCGTGAGGTGGTCTCGATGGTCAATGACGAAAATCGTCCCGTTCCGCCATAAGGTATCCACAGCGGCGAGGAGTGCTCGTCCATTGATCGATCGAGTATTGACCAGATACTTTTCGGTCCATGTGCGCCCGATCTGCTGCGTACTGCGCAGGTTGACGCGCCCCGACTGCGCTTTGCTGATCAGCGGCCCCGGCATCTCTAATGCGGAGACTTCGAAGGGAACGATATCTCTCGGGAATACTGGCGTCGCCATTTTAGCCTCGGAAGAACCGGCGCCGGATCGCTCGGCTCCGGTCTGCTTGATTGGCGACTACTGCGGCAATCGCCGGGCCGTTGGAAGTCAAGAACTGAGCAACACCTTGGGCGTCTATTGCATTCACGGTGAAGTTCACGTTGGTCTGTAAGCTGCCTGTGATTCCACCGCCGGGATTCCCCATGACGGGGACAGGAGAGCCTGGACTGGCTGATCCAGAACCGCCACCGAACCCTGCGCTCCGAACAATCCCGTGAATGAGTTCGCTCGTGAAATCCCGATATAGCAACCGAAGAATGCTGTTGAGAAAATCCGTGAACGCGATCGTTCCCGTCACTACGAAATCCTCGATTGTGTCAGCGATCGTTTCGAGACCGCTCTTGAGTAATGCGCTAGCACGCTCGGCCTGTCGTAGTCGTTCAGTTAACAAGTGGAGCTGAATCCCACTCGTCTTGAGCGCCTCTGCGGCTTCAGGCCCTGACATGCGCGAGAGGTTGTCCATGTGCTCCTGTAAGAGTTTGATCGCCGATTCCAGCGCAGGGAATTGCCCTTCGTTGATCGCGCCGAGTAACCGCCCCTGCTGCTCAACTAACGAGTTGTAGCGTTGCAATTCAGCATCGGTCGTCATAAGCCGATTGAGCTGGCTCTGAAGTTTGGAGCGTTGCCCTTCGGCGGGGGACGGTCCGGGTGCCGCCGCCTTGAAACTGAATTGCGGGAACCCCGGGATGTTGATCCCCACCGTCGCGAGAAAGTTCTGTGCGCGACGGAGCCAGCTATTCTGCATGTCCTCTACTTGCCGGTCGAGCGTGAGGATCAAATCGCTCAACCGCTGTATCTCGGCGGCGAAGGGGGATTCCTGGCCGGGGTTTAATAGCTTATCGACATCGCGCTGCACATCACGGAGTTGATCTGCGAACTTCCGCGCTTCGTCCCGTGCCTTATTGGCCTTGTTCGTAAAGAACGTGAGCCCGGCGACCGCAAGGGCTAGGGCGATGCCCCACGGACCGAGCAGGATTGATGCAACGCGGCTGAGATTTGACGCCATACCCACAGCAGAGATACTGCCGACTTCGACGGCATTCGCAAGCGCCAGCGCACCAAGACCGGCTTTCTTAAACGCGCTCGTAGAAATACCGAGCCGGTTGTTGAGGACGTTGAGATTGGAAGCCGCTTGGGCTGTGTCATAGACAATGCTTAGTCGAACGACATCAGCCATGTAGCTTCCGTTCCCTTTCGTCGCGTTCGGCGGCTTCTTTGTTGGCGAGCCAGATCCAGTATTCTAGCTCGGTCTGCGTGAGCGTCGCCTCTAACTCTCCCAGCGTTTTCCCGAGCTCCCGCGCGAGGGTTAGGCGGAAGCGGAGGGAGGGTCCGCTTTGAATTGCTCCTCAACTTGCTGTGGGTTCGGCTGAATCACGCCCAAGATTCCCGATTCGATTTTCTGCAACAGATCGAGTGAAACCCGCTCACGGAGTGCATCGATGTCACGTTCCTCAAAGAGACGCGACCCATCTTCGGCCTCAGCGCAGTGCACCAGCAGGTAGAGCCCGACGTAGTCCGGGGAGCGTTCTACGTTGTCTTTTGGCATCGCGTCGGCCATTGCCTTGCGGGTCAGCGGCCGGACGTAGATATCCTGCCCCAGCACGGTGAACTTGCGCCGCTCGATGGGTGAGGCCGCGATGAGCTTTTCGATGAACCGCTTGCCGTTGGACTCAGACATACGAGATCACCGCCGGCACATTGAGATGGAAATCGTATTCCACGCTGACTGGGTTATCCCCCTCTGGACTCCCGATCCGGTACGCTTCCAGCAATGCCCCGCTCGTCCAGGTCCATGTTTTCCCCGTCGCGACGGTAAAGACCAGCGTCGCCGCCGTCGTGTCCGGGGTAGCTGCTTCGAGGCGGTCGATCGCATCCTTCTGTCCGGTGACGTAATCCAACACGCCAGAGAACGTCAGGGTGTGGACCACTAAGCCCCCCTGCCGTTGGGCGTGCTTGTCACCTTTCACCGTCGTGTCGATCAATCCTCGCGACGTGGCGACATTCACGACTCGGCAATTCCCGAGCGCCACCGCGTTGAATGTCACGCTTCCGTCCATCCCCCGCAAAACGGCCATAGAGCCTCCTTAAGGCACAGTCTCGATTACTTGAAACGGCGCGCTCAAGATGAGACTGCGCCACGATTCTTCAAACTGCCGCACCGGACCACTGACCGCGCTGAACATCACGTCCTCGTTCGGGGCGACGAACCGAACCCGGTTGACTATGGCCCGCGCCGCTTCCGCGTCGCCGTCTAACGCTCCGTCCCCGGAATCTTTGGGACCGAACACGGCGAGCTGGAGAATCCCGATAACGGTATTGAGTCCGCTCGGTCCCTTTGTCAGAACGTTGCTGCCCCCGAAGATGAAATCCAACTTGAGCCAATTCCCCGTGGCCGGCGGAGTAAAGGGCGTGTTCGGGTACGCGATCGGCGTA